AGTCCGTATATGTACTACAAATATTTCCGCTTAATTTTTCAATTCCTCCGACTGTTACGCCCGCCGCGCCGCCAGTAACGCCCGAATAATTCTTAAACGCCTCGCGTATCTGCATTGACATAGCTTTTGCAGTTGATGTAGCAGTAGCCCAGCAGTCAAACTGAAATGTCGCGCCTATCATCGTGTCCGGCTGCTGAAACGTGTCAACTTCTTCCTCGCCTATGCCAGATATTGACACGCAAGGATACTTTGGCGTTTGCGGCAAGTTTTCAGGATATATGCGGTCGCTGCAATATGTTGTCAGCGCGGTACAGCTTGCCAGATAACTTTTTATCGCCGCTTCTATTGTCACGCCAATACCTCCTTGCACATCAGTTGTAGTCCCGTCCTAGTTTCATCGGCATTGACCACGGACAATATTTGAAATATCCTGCTGCCGTATAAAAGCCTATAGCGCGGGCTTATCTTGTCGCGGTAACGGATTGTGACCATGTGCGATATTTCGGCGTTAATCTGCTTCGCTTGCCAGAATTCGCGCCCGCCGGATGATGTTATGTCTGACCATATCGTGGCAAGCGTAGTCCATGTTATAACTTCTGCGCCGTCTGCTTCGCGGGATATGGACGGCGCTTGCAGTATAAGTTGTTTATTCAGCTGCCCGGCATTTATTATCACCCAACCATACCCCCCATCCGATCGCCGTATAACAAGGCATTTACAGTGTTTAGATCTGCCTCAGGTATCGCGCTGTCGCGGTACTTGTACAGCAATCCCGCATACATCAGCATTGCTTGTCTTGTCTTAATGGGCAACGTAGATGCCGTGTATCCCGCCGTGAACCGTATTACAACGCCGTTGTGCGGGTATAGTGAAGCTGCCGGCCATGTGATGCCGTATGCCAAAAATACCTTTCCCGGCTCGCTGTCAGCATCCACGTAATATCCGCTTGACCCCGCCGTGAACGACGCGCTCGTCCCGTCTGTATCGATGTAGTTGACCTGCGTAACGCTAATCAGCGGAGGCAGAGGTAGTTCTATATAGTCCCTGCATACCGGAAAATCGTCCATTATCAGTTCCCAAACCTGTGAGCCGATAGCACGATGCTGGACTTCCTGCGCATACTCGCGCGCGGCTTTAATCAGGTATTCCGCGTATGTATCTTCCGTGCTGTATGGCGCAACTTCCTGTATATTTACCGCAAAATTAGACTGTCCGCCAGCCACGGACACATAAACATTGATATACTGTTTCGTTCCGGTATACTCTATCTGCTGAACCGCCGTATCGTTCGCGGTCGTAACTTGCGTAAATGTGCCGCCCGTCCAATCGGTGTATGTCGCGTTATCGTCTGATTCCTGTATTTTGCAGTCAAGCGTAGCCCCCGCACTGTTGGCGTAGGATTCAAGTATGACAAGCGCGGTATTACCTAACACGTCCGCGCCTGTGCCTGTCAGCCCTGCTGTTATCGCATGGTAGCCGCCTGTTATACACTGGTTGACGGTGATATTTGACGATATGCTACTGCTGTCAAGGTGTATGTGGCTTTTTAATTCGGTGACTGTTAGAAGCTCCGTCTGGACTGCGCTGTACAGTTTCAGCATCCGCGTATACCTCCCTTCACGTGCACTAACTCGTTTCCTCCGTCCAATTCCAACTATCTACCACTTCCGGCATATCGCACGGCTTGCCCTCGTCATGTCGGCAATCGTGCCCTTGCATCTTCCCTGCCAGCAGGTACGGCTTGACCGCCGCGATAAACTCCACCGCATCTTGCCTGTCAAGCGGGTCAGGGAATCTCACGCTAAAGCATCCCGCCTCAACACTATCCCCCACAATGTACGCCGGATGCCTTGATGCAATCTCCTGCCGGATGTATTCGTCAAGGCTGATAATCTCGCCGCTGTCCAGCAGAATGTCCGTGTCGGGGTCGGGCGCGTACCTGCAATTTAATTCGTATACCACGGTTACGCCCCCTTTTTACTGATGCCACGTGCCTTGTCCAGCTTATCCGTTTTGGTCTTTGCTGTAGCCTTTAACTCGCCCTTGCCGTCAAACTTGCCGAGGTCGGTCAGCGTTACCTTGCCTTTGTCCTTTGTCGCATGTATCAGCCGTTTGTTCGGTTTGTATGTGTACGTTGCCATGTCAGCCTCCTATCCCGCGTCTGCGCATATACCATCTGCGGTGAGCAAGTATCGCGCCCACATCTGCGGAGGGATAAATCCAGAGGTTGTCCATATTGCCCGCGCTATATCCGGTTGCCGTTTCGCGCCTGCCAATTCTAAAATTTGGTCGTGACGTCAACGAGCCTGAATAAGTATCTTCTGCCGCTATCTTGCTTGCATTTATCCACGCCTTGAGTTTAGCACCGTCCCAAATAAATCCAATATCTTGCCATGTTCCAATTATTGCAGAGCCAACAGGTGTTTTAACATAATTACCTGCGGCTTCTATAGTTACCACAAATGAATTTGCGTTCCCCGCATATGAACCCGATACATCATGTATAATTGCATATTGCGCATCACCGGCAGTGCTTAAATTTTTGCAAACAATATATGCTGTCCCGCCCGGAGTTCCCATCTTAACAGTCACAAACACCGCCAATGGCGCACTTGTAATGTCCAGCGCCGGACTGTTCATGGGGTAACCGTAATCATCGCTTCCGTCAAGGTGCCTGCTGTCGTATGTGTCTGTAGCGCCTGATAGCCGTAAAGCGTTGTCATACTGGAAGGTATGCGCCCCGTCATGGTATGTTACGCCGTTGTCTTGTAGGAGTTGGGTGATGTTGGCGGCGGTATCGACTGCGGAATCGGCGGTGAGGTCGTAGAGCATAACGTTATCAAGTGTTACTTCTGCCCACCCAGAAGCAGAGCGGTCAATAACCCTTAATAAATAATCATTAGCCGTTTCTGTGGCAACTGCTAAAACAGAAAAAACCCGTTCCACGCCGTCCCCGGCATGATAATAACTGCCAATACTCGTAAAAGGGGACGCAGATTTATAAAATTGAACGTTTACTTGATTTGTACCGGCTTTTAGCAGCCCGGCAATACAGTAAGTATGGCCGCTGATTATTGACATATTTGCAGCACGCGACATGGCTTGATTTTGTGCGTTTGCAGTTCCGACAAATTTTCCAGTAGAGAAATCTGCCGCGTTAAAAGAAGCATTTGTCCATCCGGTATCTCCATCCGCAAAATTACCATTAGCAATAAGATTCGTCAGCACCCTTGTCCTGCGTGAGCCGCCAAGGTCGGGTATGCGGTTGCCGCGAAAATAATTAAAGTCCCAGCCGACAGCCTTTCCAGAAGGTGTCCACATTTGCCCCATTTTTGGGTCGCGGTATGGCAGTAATATTGACCCGTACGGAATATCATTCATGGTTATTACTCCCTCCGCACTCCGCGCACGCGCATTGTACATGTTGCCGTTGTCGCGCCATTGTCTGCGTCAGGCGACACCCGTACAAGTAAGCTGGTGTTGCAAAACGCGCCGGTTATCATACTGAGTTTCCCCGCCGATGCCGCAAGGCTAAGTGTGCCAATCAAGCAGTTTTGTGAAGCCGTTACCATGGCAGTTTCGACAGCGTACAGGTTTGCGGTCAAATCGCATGTTGAGCCGTTGTATGCCGATATGGATATGTACTCATATGCTTTGCCGGTCAGGGAGCCCGTAAGTGTAGCTGATACGGTGTTGCCCGCCGTGACTGCGGTAATGGTAAACGATGCCGATCCAATTTCGGATATTGCCGCGCCGGTGACAGTTATTGTGCCTGTGATTTGGGCTGTGGCGGCAAGTGTCATGCCCGCGCTTGATACAGTAAGCGTACCGGAAACAAGCGTGTACGCGGTAGCCCATGCCGAAGCTGTGCTGCTCCATTTATAATTTATGCCAGTGTCGGTTTCAAACAATTCCGAACCGTCTTTATATATGTCGGGTTTTATGTCGGTTGACAATCCTTGCAGTTTTGTTATCTCGCCTATTGCTTCGATTGACATTGTTTTATAGCCTCCCTTTATACGCCGTATTTCTCAAACAGTTTTTGCGTGTTGTGAAATGACGTGTCATGGATATTTTTCATAGCGAATTCAAGCTCCTGCAGCGTTCTTTTTATGCGTTCTTTTATGCGATAGTCTTTGTTGAAAAAAGCAATCATGTTTACATCTTCGAGCGCCGTTTCTTTCGTTTCGGGGTCTATAAAATATTGCCCCGCTTCGTCTGTTGCAAGCCTGTGCCCCGCGAAGGAAAGTTGACCAAGCCGCTGGTTAAACGAAATATCAAAGCCAAACAGGTTTGGTATCGGTTGGTCATTGTGCCTTATAGATACCTTGCCCTGCCCGTTTTCTGCCGTTATTTCTATGGTTATCTTCTCCACCCCTGTATTCCCCCTTGCATTATCAGGGAAGGGCTTTCGCCCCTCCCCATATGCTTTTTAGATTATCCTTGCTTTGTGATTGGCTCGATGTTTTTAATCGGATACCTGTTAGTGTATCTGATGATTGTTGCCGACATTTCGACGGAAGCTGATGCCGAAATGTTCATGGCAACGTGGGTAAAGCTGGATGTCAGTGACAATGCTTTGCCTGGGAAGTCAATCATGCCGCCCATTTGCAGAGCTGCGATTGTCAGGTCGGTTGTGTTGCTGGATGTTACGACGATGCCGTCGTAATCGGTGTCAATGTCGGTCAGATCGCCCGGTTCCGCAAACCGCAATGTTACGGTTGTGCTGGACGCCGAAGCATACACGCCCGGAACGCCATAGTCTGTGTCATTGACAATACCGGCTATGTTAGTTACGGTTGTGCTGATGTTGGCCGTGTTGCCGACAAACTCACGGCTTGATGTCGTTGCTGTTCCTGCACCTGATATGCCGGTAAATTCAACGCCGTTGATGGTGACTGTCGCGCCCGTACCGCCCGCCGATATGGAAGGCGTTACAGTTACAAGGGTTAGATTACTGGTCGCGTACACCGTGGTATCAGTTGCGGTCAGTCTCGCGCCAGAAGTACCGTTTTTGTCGGTAGCCTGGTACACTGATGCGGTGATTGTGGTTGTCAGCCCTGCCGTGCCGCACGCGAACACGTATGTTGCGCCGACAAACTTTTCAAGGTTGTGATAGTAGCCTGTAGTCCCGTCAGATGAATGGCTTGACGGCGCAACGGCAATATCTAGTTTCAAATTTTCAGTAAGTGTCATGGTTTTATCCTCCTATCCGCAAATTTTCATTTACGCCCTTTCTGCCAAAGTTACAAACGGCGAAACTGTGTTGCTGCCTTTGTATGGGGTAAGCGGTGCGTTCCAAATTGGCTGACCGTCAACCCTGTAAATAAATCTGAACACAGATTCGTCATACAGGAACCTGACATGGATTGACTGTGCGGTGTTGATGCCGCCCTTGTCGATCAGCAGGTATTGGCTAAAGTCGGCAAGTATCAAGTCGCCCTTGTCGCCCAGGGTTGCGGCATGTTCCATAACCATGACAGGTCTGCCAAACAGCGTGCTATACGGTTGCCCGGAAACGCCGGTAGGCGGCATGTAAACGGCAACGCCCGAACTTGTCCCGGTCGGAAGTACAAGTTTGTTAAGCTGCCCTTCACAGTCCTGATTAGTTATCCAAACCATGTTCTGACGGCTTCTGCCCCATGTCCGCATCCACATATCCTGGATGTTGTTCAGGGAAATGGTGTCGGCTGTTTGTGCCGCAGTTTTAGCGGTAGTCACAAGTGCCGGGCTGTTCAGGATGCCAAGGGGCTGTCCTGCACCTGAGCCGCGAAGAATCGCGTCATCAAGCTTAAAGGCAAACTCGTCTGCGAAGGCTTGCGTCACAACGGATTCAAGAGCTGCTCCATCCTGCATCAGTTCGTCCGTCATGTAGCAAAGGCCGGTCAGCTTTTTAAGTTGCATTTCCATTTTGCCAAACTTTGGCGTGCTGCCGATGAATGCATCTGCTTCGCCCTGCCAGTATGTAACTACTCCGCCCCATCTGGAACCGTTTGCCCTGCTGGTCTCGTCAACGGTATTAATTTTCAGCCCGTTGGCATTTGCGCTGATGGGTATTTTGCGGC